CGGTGAGCCTTGAGGACCAATTGACGCAGGCGGGCTACCGCAAGAAGGGCAAGCGTTGGCTGGCGCCCAGTTCATCCACGCGCATTCCCGGCGTCGTGGTGTTCCTCGACCAAGAGCAGCAAAAGTGCTACAGCCACCACGGCTCAGATCCACTGGCCGATGGCTATGCGCACGACGCGTTCGATCTGATGTGCACCCTGCAGCACAACGGTGACATCAAGGGCGCACTCGATGAGGCGGCCAAGCTGGTGGGGATTGAGCGGCACGCACCCAAGCGCAAGCCCGACGTGGTCATTGACCTCGACGCAGCCCTCGCTGCACAGGCCAAGCGCAAGGCTGCAGCTCAGACAATCCCCGTGCTCGAGCGCAGCACCACACCCATCACCTCGACGACCATCATCATCGATGAGGAGCGTGACCTGCCTGTGCTTAAAAAAGAGGCAGCCAACTCGGATGAGCTGGCCTACGACGTGCCGGACTACCCGCGGCACTTGCTGCAGCCCGGCGGCATCGTGCAGGAGATCATGGAGTGGATCTTGCAAACGGCCCAGAAGCCTCAGCCCATCCTCGCATTGGCTGGCGCACTGAGCGTGGTGGGCACAGTGCTTGGCCGCAAGGTGGCTACGAGCACCGGCCTGCGCACCAACTTCTACCTCGTCGGCGTGGCCGGCACATCCGCAGGCAAGGACCATGCACGTAAGTGCGTCAAGGTGCTGATGACCGCGGCCGGCCTGCACGACTTGCTGGGTGGTGAAGAGCTGGCATCCGGTCAGGGCCTCTTGGCACGCACAGCCGCGCACCCCAACACCTTATTCCAAATCGATGAGCTTGGCCTTTTACTCAAGGCTGTGGCCACCAAGGGATCAGGTCCACACCTCGCGTCGATCATTACCAGTTTGATGAAACTCTTCAGCTCAGCAGGCACGGTCTACAACGGCACAGAGTACGCGGACCAAAAGAACCGCAGCCGTGTGGACATTGCGTACCCCTGCGTGGGCTTGCATGGCACGACCACACCTGAGACGCTGTGGCCTGCGCTGCAGAGCCAAGACGTGGTGAGCGGCTACCTGAACCGCATGATCATGATGTTTGTGCCAGATCGTCGCGTGCAAAAGCAGTACGTGGGCATCGGTCAGCCACCGCAATCAATCATCGATTGGATGAAGGCGGCTCGCGAGATGAGCAACGGCATCATGGGCCTAGACCCAGCCAACCCGATCGAGGTGCCATTCGCTGGTATGACCAACCAGATCTTCATGGACTTTGACACGTGGGTCGAGGACCACATGGAAGAGGTCAAGGCCAAGCAGTTGGCTCCGCTGTGGGGTCGGGCATGGGAACACGCCGCAAAGTACGCTCTGGGCTTCGCATGCGCCCGCTACGACGCTCAAACACTCAAGCAGGTAGCTCAGGGTGGCGGACTGGAGATTGACCCCTCCAGCGCCCAATTGGCCATCGACTTCGTCAAGTTCACGATGCTGGTCCAAGAGGATCAGGTTGCAACCCGCATGGGTGACAGCGACTTTGATCGTTGGTGTCAGGACACCCTGCGAGTTGTTAAGCAGGGTGGAGCTGCAGGTAGGACCGAGTCAGAGCTGACACGATTCAGTCGCACGTTCAGGGCATTGGAGCCTCGCCAACAAGATTCAATCATGGATGCATTGAAGCGCCGTGAGGCAGTCAAGTTGGTTCAGTTCAAGCCATCGTCTGGCCGTGGAAAATCTCGTATGGCTTGGGTAGCTTATGAGTTTGCTATCAGTGATGAGAATGAAGAGGATGATGAGTAACCCGATTAAACGAGACAAACGACGACATGGTTGTCTCCACGGGAAGGCGGCGTGGGGCAAGGGATTGAGGTATATAACATATAAAAAGAGATACCTTCTTAATAGTATATATAAATATACTTTATCCCTCCCCTCTATTCTTATGGGGTACCGTCTCTTTTAATCATTTGTTGCGTTTACTCAATTTAATGTATTGTATAAATACATAAATAAATGTATAATGCGACCCTCAACTTTTAAGGAATGAATCATGGAAAAAGAAGTCAAGCAACGTGGTCGTAAGCCAATGGCATTTGAGGATCGAATGCAGCAACGTGTGGTGACCTTCAACGAGAAGACTGCGTTCAAATTGCTGCGCATTGGTGAGGGCAATATGAGCCTTGGAATTCGTCGCGCAGCTGAGATTGCATTTGCTCAAAAAGAGTTGGACAAAGAGCTGGATGATTAAGTGTTGTAAAAATACAACGTTTGTTACTAATAACGAACCTGCTTAAAAAAGAGGCAAATTGCACAAAAAATGAGCACACAGAAAACAATTGAACTTGAGCTGCCTTGGCCGCCAACTGGCAACCATGCCACGAAGCACACTCGCGCTGGCGTCCACTACAAAACGGCTGAGGCAAAGTCCTACCGCGCTGCCATTGCCCAGCTGCTTGGCTGGAAGGGATTGGGCAAGGAGCCATTGATTGGCCCGCTCAAGGTTGAGTGGTTGTTGGCCCCACCTGACCGACGTGCTCGCGACGTGGACAACGCACGCAAGGAAGCAGCCGACGCCCTCACGCTTGGCAAGCTCTGGGTCGACGACTCGAACAAGGTCATCCGCAAAGAGACCTTCATTTGGACTGACCCTGAACCAAAGGGGAAGATTTTCTTGACGATAACTGTTGGAGATTTGACATGACTGACAACGTCATCGAATTCGGCAAGAAGCCAAAGCAAGCGACGCCGCCTGCGCCAGTCCATGGCGACATGACTGGCTACCAAACCGCCAGAGCAATCTCGCACCACTTCGGCATCACCATCTCAAACGACGACGCCATCAAGCTGGATCGCGCCCTGCGCGCTACCGTGTACCACTCGATGGAGCAGGCTCGCAAGGAAGAGCGAGAGGCGTGCGCAAAGATTTGCGAAGACGCGTGGATGGCATTCACCCAGCCAAGCAATGGAAGACCATCGCTGAATCCATTCCCAGAGCTTAGGTTTGCGGCAGAAAAAATTCGAGCAAGGGGAAACCAATGATCACCGTCATCAAAACCTACACCAGCGGCAACACAAGACCCGTCGCAGTCACACTGGCCTACCGCTGCACCGTGTGTGAGCGGATCTGGCCAGACATCATCAACGACCGTGAGAGGGCTTACGGACATACCTGCAAGGGGAAGAAATGAAACGAGAAGACATCATTCGCATGCGGCGAGAGGCCGACAAATTTGCCGACGAGGTTTGCTTTGGCGAGATCGAGCGGACGTGTGAAAACATGGAACTGGTGAGCGACGAGCGTTTTGCCAAGTTGGTGCAGTGGTACACCTTGGGGCAGAGCCTTGCAGGCTTGATTGATTTTCATGTTGCCGAAGAGCGTGAGGTGTGCGCGAGGCAGCTTGATTCCTCGGCAGACAGAATACGCGCTAGATTTGGCCCGCTTACGAATGACGACTATTTGTGCATTGGTGTTCTGTCGGTTGAATCTCAGAGAATCAGAGCAAGAGGTGAAGCATGACATCACAACTCGACAGCACAGGCGCAGCAGCCGTGGACCACAACTACTTCTGGCAACCCATCGAGACCTGCCCACGCGGCGCCAAGGTGCAGCTGTTGGGTAAAGGTGGCGTGGCCATGTACGGCCAATACCACGGCAAGGAAACTTTCTATACGCATTGGGCGCCATTGCCCAAGCTAAAGCGGGAGGCGGCATGAGAGATCTGATTGACGACGAGGGCGAGAACCAAGCCGTGCGCATGTTCCTGCTTTTGTACGGTGGCAACAACGGGTGCACAACTGGGCTTATGCGCTATCACCTGAAGATGTCTGGATTCAACAATGCTTGGCCCGAGTGGGCAAACAAAGACATGCACCTCACCAAAGCTGGTGCGCAACTGTGGCTTCGCCACCTATTCAACTTGGAGACTGCACAATGATTCGAATTCAACCAGACTGGTGCGGTGAGTTGCTCAGCATGTGGGCTGCCAAGGATTGGAGCGACGCCCAAGGCGACCTCGGCTTCCCTAACGTGTCACCCATGTTTGCCAAGACCACGGCGTTCGCTGCCGAGGTCGAGGACGTCGAGGGCTACAGCAGCGCAGAGCTGCGTGCCATGACAGCCGCAGTTGATTGGCTCAAGACCACACACCCAGACCATTGGCGCGCACTCAGCCGTGAGTTCAGGCAGTGGACTCGCAGAGACCTCGCGCCCAAAGACAACGACCGCGAGCTAGTGCTCGAAGCTGGGCGAATGCTCGCAAAATATATTGATGAGACCCTCGGATAAGGTTCACATCTGTTATACAATCGCGCAACGCAATTTCGCGTTTGAATCGAGGAGACGAAGCCATGATCACACCACAAACCGAAAGCGGCCAAATCGTTGGCCACCGCACACTCACCAACTCAACTGTTGACCACCGTCAGCATCCACTCGTTGTTGGCTGGGTGCCAGTGCGCGCAGGAGCGCAAGAGCATGAGAACATTCCTAGCCGATTCAACGATCGCCTTGAGTACCGCGATGGTCGCGTGAAAGAAGTAGGCGCATGACGATCAACAAGCACGCAAAGACTGGGCGCATTCGCACCTTTCTGCGCGACAAGAAAGAGGGCATGAGTGCGCAGCTGATCGCTGACACTCTTGGCCTGGATGCTGATTACGTTCGCGTGATGCTGACTCAAATGCCAGACACGTACATTGAGCGATGGGACCGAACCAAGACTGGCCGAGGATGGCTTGCTGTGTGGAACGTGGCCCACGTACCGCCAGACGCCATGCGCCCTAAGTCTGCAGCTGTTGAGCGTCGCCTATACGACGCTCAGTACCGCGAGAGAAAGCGATACGCCAAGCGCAAGGCCGAGATGGCAGAGAAGAACGCAGCGTCGCAAGACATTGCGCCAACAGACAACAAGCCAAAAACTGTGTGGGTCACACCACCACCATGGAGTCACTGATGACGTACAAAGAAAAACTGAAGATCGCACAGCTAATCGGATCAATTGCTTGGAAGATCTTTGTTCTGGGTATAATGATTGTGATATGGGTGCACATCGTTGATGGACTCATCCACAAGGATTACATGCAGGTGTTGGCTTTTGCTGCGCTGTATGTGATTGTTCAACTCAATGAGATTGAGGAGAAGCTATGACACCAGAGCAGAAGTCTTATTACGAAAGCCAATTGACAAAGATTCGTCGCGGTGGATCGGCGCACGATGCCTGCATGCTGAACCATGTGTTTGGCATGGGTAGCGGAAACCTTGGCCCAATTGATCCACCGGTCGTGGTGTTCGGTCAAGATGATGACCCGCACTACACGCAGTACCTTCAGAACTGGGGTGAGGTCAACGCCTTGATTCAAAACCTAAGAGAAGAAGCCACCAAAGCTTGGGGCCAAGAACCATTGAAAGTAATTTATGACTGACAAAAATCAATACGCAGCGCCGCTCAAGTTTGACTTACCCGAAGAGAACAACATTGTTTTCTACAACGGTGGCAGCCCAATTGCTGAGAACGAAGTCATGCGCATAGATCGCAATGGCGTCAAGGTTAATCCAAAGCTGTCTACAGATGAGGCGACTGATGCCGTTATTCGCGCTTTGGATGGATACATCAAAAACTTGGCTAAAACCGAGTATGAGCGTGGGTTAAAAGAAGCATTAGATCAACAAGCGCAACGCGCACAACTGCCAGAGGCTCCGCTATGAGTGAATTAGAAAAAGAACGTGAGTTGTTTTTAAAAGCATTGCACAACTCCATTGCTTGGCAAAACCGATGCGTGGAACTTTATGAAATATTAGAAATGTTTTGCATGGATGCGGAGGCAACCTATGAGTAAAGAAGCACTAGCCAAGCAAGAGCAGGGTGAGCCTGTGGCGTGTCTGGTTGGTACCAAAGGTAGTGCGTTTGATACGCCTGAAACGAAACGTGCCTATACATACGCAGAGCAACCGAACAATGTTGTTGCCTACAAGCTGGGGAAATCTTGTGCCGCAGCCGCCAATAATCTTGGGGGCGACTCCATCGACGCTGGACTTTCTTTGTTGAAAGAACTGCAAGCAGATGGCTTTGGAGTTTTTGACCTTGGTGCTGAATACACCACACCACCGCAGAGCGAAGCTCGAGGACTCTCGCAACAACAACGCAAGCCGCTGACCGATGCTGAAATCCGTAAATGGTGGTCACGTGATAACGGCCTTGAAGATTGTGATATGTGCCAAATTGACGACTTCACAAAAGTTGTTCGTGAAGTCGAAGACCGCCACGGCATTAAGGAGTAAGACATGACCTACGTCATACCGCAACCATACAAGTGCGTCAAGTGCGACCACGAGTTTCAATACTCGCCACATCACACTCATCCAGCGCCTGTGCTGAGCAAAGATGTGGAGACTGATCGAGGAACATACAGTCAATCGATGCCTGTGTGCCCATCTTGCTGGGCCACGTTCTTGCTCGAGAACATTGGCATCGGATACCAGACAACTGTGTGGAACAAAGATGGCAGCGACTATGAGCGAGCATTGAAGGAGAAGAGCGCATGACATGCAAACACAGATACGAGCCGACCAACTTCGGCATCAAGTACCGAAACCCCAACTCACACTGGTGGTGCTGCAAGCGCTGCGGCCACACCATATTCTCTGGACTCAAGGAGGAGCGATCATGAGTGCCGCGAGACAATTGGCAGAGGCCATCAACACCGTTGCGGAGTCGCTAAAAAATCTTGGTGAGGCGATCTATGAGCGCATCACTCGAGAGTCGAAGCGCATCGACGCACTCGAGCAAGAGATCGAGCGACTCAAGCGCGAGCCTCGCAAATCATTTGGCCTAAAGATCAGAGAGAGATCATGAGCAGGAACGACATCACCGGCGACTCACTCGTGAGCAAGGCAGCCACCGAGGAATACAGGACCAACCTCGAGCGAGTGTTCGGGGTCAAGAAGCCTTGGTACATACGACGCGACGAGCAAGCACAACAGGAGCAGACAAGTGAACATCGACAAGCTGAATCTGGACAAGCCAGCGCCACTGACGAACGCTGAGCGCCAAAAGCGTTGGCGCGCAAAGCAGGCGAGTCGCGGAATCACCGTGGCTTTCCATGCCCACACCGAGGCCACGGCAGCCCTCATGTACCTTCGCAAGCAGTGGGGCTTCACCAGCAACCAAGAGGCGGTCGAGGCCGCGCTGCGCCACCTTGCGCTCGAGACTCGCATGGGTCTAAAGCGCATTCAGCTTGACGCCGTTGACGTGCTCGACCAGCGGTGATATAGTGCGCCTCGGAGCAGTGTCTCCAAAATCAGCCCGACGCGTGCGGGCTTTTTCGTTTTTATTGACCCCCTGCCGCCTCGTCGAACGTCCGTCTCCCGCTAGATGGGGATGGCTAGGGGTGTCATTCATCGTCTTGTGGAGACGCCACAGCGGACAAGAAAGCAGCAAAGAATGAGCGATACACCTGAAAAGAAACCAGCCAAGCGCAAGTACGTGCCAGAGACGGTGGCACTGCATCGCAAGCCAGAGCGCGACGCCGCTGAGGTTTTGCGTGAGCAGGTTCTTGCCGTGGCTGACGAGGTGTTTGATCGCTACGTGTGGGGCGAATCGTTTCAAGCGATCGCCGACACGCTCGACTTCAAGGTGCCCGGCTGGAAGCTGCGTGCCATCCTGATGGAGCACGAGACCACCAAGGAAACCTACGCCAAGATCGGCGCCCTACGCGCTCACAACTTGGTTGACGCTGCCATCGACTACGGCCGCAGCGCCGCAGCCATTGGTGACGCCGCGGGCTTTCGCGTTGCCGTGGACACCAACCTCAAGGTGGCGGCCAAGCTCAACGTCATGGACTATGGCGACAAGTCAAAGCTCGAGCTGACTGGCAAGAATGGTGGCGCCATCGAGGTCAAGGCTGACCTCACGCTCACCGCAGAGCAGGCTTACGAACGCATGGTCAAGGGAATGTGATGTACTACACATACACTCACCAAACAAACGATGGCCGCGTGTTCTACGTTGGCAAAGGCAAAGACCGCCGAGCATGGGCTAAAAGCAAGCGCAGCGAATACTGGAAGCGTGTATCAGAAAAGCACGGCCTAGTTGTCGTTATTGCCTCTACTTGGAACACAGAGCAAGAGGCGTTTGAGCATGAGAAGTTTTTGATCGCATCATTCAGGGCCATTGGCGCCGATCTTGTTAACTTCACGAATGGTGGAGAAGGTTCCAGCGGATGGCGTCATGATGAAAAAACTATTCAAAAAATCAAGGCATCTAACACTGGAATGAAGCGATCGATGCAATCCATTGTTAACAGCAGAGTCGCCAGAGCTGATTGGCTCGAGAGAGGCGTCCATGAATACTGGACGCCAGAGCGGCGTTTAGATGCACGCAATGCTGTAGCAGGAGAGAAGCACCCAAACTTTGGAAAAAAGTTTTCTGATGCTTTGCGAGCAAAGCTTTCCGCATCACACGTTGGCAAGCTTAATGGTGGTAGATCTAAACCTGTGAGATGCATTGAAACTGGTGTTGTTTTTCCATCTTCATCAGAGGCTGCAAGATGGCTAAAAAACAATGGCAATCCAAAGGCTGAAGGTCCGACAATTGCTGCCACAACGCGTGGAAAATATGCAACCGCATACGGCTACCGATGGGAGGCAGCATGAGGTTGGATGGTTACAACATTGATTTTGATTGGATCAATCCAAACTACGAAGAGATCTTCAAGGTTAGGCTTGAAAGATTGCAGCGCATGCGAGAGCAACCTGAGATTGTTCATCGTTTAAAAGATTACTACGCTGGCAATCCTGCAGATTTTATAAATGATTTTGGAATGACGTTCGACCCACGCTTGGCCGAACGTGGATTGCGCACCGTGGTCCCATTCATCTTGTTCCCCAAGCAGCGTGAGTTCATTGACTGGCTGCTGCAGCGTTGGATGAGCCGCGAGGACGGCCTAGTTGAGAAGTCTCGTGACATGGGACTGAGCTGGCTCACCGTGGGCTTCGCCTCATGGATGATGCTGTTCAAGACTGGCACAGTGGTGGGCTTCGGCTCGCGCAAGGAAAGCTACGTCGACCAGATCGGCAACCCCGCGTCGCTGTTCTGGAAGGTGCGAGAGTTCATCAACCTGCTGCCGGCAGAGTTTCAGCCTGACAGCTGGGACCCCAGCAAGCATGCGCCGTTCATGAAGATCCAGAACCCAGAGAATGGCTCGTTTATCACTGGTGAAGCCGGGGATAATATAGGTCGTGGCAATCGCACATCGATCTACTTCGTGGACGAGGCCGCATTCTTAGAGCACCCAGAGTCAGCCGACGCTGCGCTGTCCCAAACCTCCAACTGCCGGCTGTACGTGTCCACGCCCAACGGCGCCGGCAACCCGTTCTATCGCCGGGCACACGATGGCAAGACCAAGAAGTTCGTCTTCGACTGGCGTGACGACCCGCGCAAGGACGAGGCTTGGTACGAGAAGCAGAAAGAAACGCTGGACCCCGTGGTGCTTGCGCAGGAGGTCGACCGCAGCTACACCGC